ACGACCAAATTTGCCTTTCATATCCTCACCACCTTTATCAATAGTAGTAACTAGGATAGCTTCTTTATCAAGCAAATGTTTTAATCTATCTTTTGACGCGAGGCCAAAGATTTTTTCGACTTTGTCTGAGGTTCTGGATTCCGGTGTATCGATGCCCATAATACGGACACGCTCATCAGTAAGTACAATACCAAAACCGAGATCGATGTCAACATCTACAGTATCTCCATCTACAATCTTAAGGATTTTAACGTTATATTCCTTTGTGCCTTTAACCATATGCTTTCTCCGTGGCGGCTACGTAATTAGGCATAGAATGATCTTTAGCACCATCAAGTAATCCTGACTTATAGCCACGGAATTTATCCTTGATTCTTTGCCAAGGGGTCATCTTACGAATGTTTCCATAATGATTAATGTAAACAAGTTGGCCATGATGCTTATAACCCATAATAGCAAATGGAACTTTTGTTACAATGTCATTGTTGTTTACGAACCTCCAATGGCTACAAGATATTCTCTTAACCATTCCGCGTGTACCCACGCGCGGGGATCCGAAGGTATACAACCCGTCAACATGACCGTCTAACCTAGATGCAGCAATGGTTGCCATTGCACCACCAAGAGAATGACCGCATATAAACAACTTTGGCTGTACATGACTTTCCATCATGACAGCCTCAATCTCATCCCAAACTTTGTTGACTTCTTCTTGGAATCCATTATGTACTCGGCCACCGATTTGAGCTCTGTCTGGCCAAGCATTTAGATCCGCTTTAATATCGTTGAATGAAGTAGGTTCAGTGCCTCTAAAGCAGAGTACCATTTCATCCTTATTCCAAACAATGTGGCATTGTGCCTCATCGTCTTCAATAAATTTATGACTGGCATATCCCAGCTTCTTAGCAACTGACTTAGCCTTTTTACCATCAAGGTATGCCATCTCGGCAAGCTTCGCCATCACAGGTGATTTTTCTACACCCATATCCTACTCCTATGTTAGTACATAAAAGTCACTCCCTTCATTAAGAAATATAGTACCCCTAGTTTGAAAACTGTAGGGTTTTCAGTTCATCCAACTCTCTTCTGAGTCTTTGCACTTCGAGTCTTTTCTTTTCTAACTCGATTTGATATAATGTATCACAATTAATTCTTGACTTGGGTCTTGCCCCAAGTGGTATAACAATTCTAGCATATATGCCAGTGTCAATTCTTCTATCATTAAATCGAGGGTGTAACGGGTCATCCTCTTGATTCAATACACCCGTTACACCCAACTCCAAATTTGTTGCCGATCCAATAGCATTCGCACAATCTAAGTCACCTGCTCTGAACCTATCCTGAGAAAAGTTCTGTGGTAATGAAGGTATAGACAAATTCAAACTGGTTGAATCTGCCAGAACCGTTGTACTTACCATGATAAAGAACAAAGCAATTATAAGTTTCATTTTTTAATCTTAGAGCATATGCGTGACGCTACGTAAGCTCCCTTCCCTTTATACAATTTTGACTCTGTACACACATAAGTGACAGATGGAATATCTTCCTCTTGTATGTATACTTTTACCTCTTTTCTTTGAAGATGCTCAAGTTTAAATACCCTATCAAACGAGGCAAATGGTACCCTATTCCAGTCTTGGTCATACACACTTACCTGATAATAGTCTACATCATCTCTAGCATTGAACATCTTAAAAGTAGTCATGTGAATATTCACGGCCGGTGATTGCTTTAGTTCAAATCGAGCAGGCACCATCTCATGAGAATGGGCATCTCTTATTGCATAACCAGCTCCAACAAACACGAGTATCATAAAAAAATAAAATAATCTCATTATTTTGCAATGCACTCAGCGGTCACGATAGCAGTATATGTACCAGCGGGTAATGCTTTCGTATCACCATAGTCCATTTGAGAAGACACTTTAAAGCGAGTAGTGCCTGCTACTGTTAGATCGTATTCATGTGTATTATCAAATTCAACTTTATCAGTATCGTAGTCAGCCATTCCAACGTCAGATACTGTTTCAACTTCTACATCACCTGTAAAGTCTTTGGTATAGGCAATGAAGGTGCTGATGAGAATGATGTTGGATATGAAATGCGTCCTTTAAAAGAGTCTGCCAATGCCACGTCAAAACGAATGATAGGTTGTACCCCACCATCAGTTGGTGATGTGGTTAGTCGACTTGCTATTGGTGATGCATACACGCCTTGTGTCTCTGTGAATATGGTACACTTAGATTCAACTGTACCTTGAATAGGTGCTTCTTCTGCTTTGGCACCGATTGCAATTATGGATACCAAAAAAGAACCTAATAGAACTTTTTTAAGCATATGATTCTCCTTATCGATCGTACTGTGACCGAATTATTTCGTTAAACTTTTTATCCTCAGCGAGGCTCCTAAACCCTCGTCTGTTATCGTTTAATGTAGCATCCTTAAGTTCAACTGTTTCTTCATATGTTTTGCCATCCATAACTACGGCATAGTAATTGTCAAATTCAGGTTTTAATGCAAGCTGTTCAAAGATAGCTGAAAGTTTAGCAGCATCAATCATTAAAGGATTAATTTCACTTGCTAATTTCCTTCGCTTATCTTCTTTAGTTAATTCAGTGTCTTCATCTTTAGCCTGTTTGTCTTCCTCGTCCTCTTCATACTCTTTTGCTAAAGCATCCTTTACTTCGTCCGATTCATACGGATCATCTTGTGGTGGTATAAGATCTAATACGTTCACTTCCTCAGGAGGCTGAGGACATAATGGATTTGATTCTGGATTAATACAATCATCAAATCTATAGTTGTATATAACAACTGGATCTAATACTTCACCATCTCCTTCTGTTTCTAAACTACCCTGACCCCAAACTTCCCTTGGAAGATTAAGTACAGGCAAAGTCTTATCGATAGTTGCCCCAGATTTACCAGACCAATCATCTATGTTTTCAAATATTTTACCAGTACCTATAGCATTATCATTTGATATAGTTACTGTAAAATCATCTTCTCTTTCCTTATCAACTGTATAACGATATTTAATTTGGTTTACAACAAGGCCAGTCTCAGGTGGAAGAATAACTCCCATATCCCAAGATCTACCATTGGCGGCAGCATTAGTAGATGATCCGTTCTGCGTCTCAGAGTAAGCTGAGAGCGGCAGTAAGGACAAGCACAAGGCCAAGACCAATTGTCGTAACCAAACTGTCGTCATCCATTACACTCCTCATGGTATCTTCTGGTTTAGGCTTACCTTGTTCATCAAGTTTCCAGGCAGCCCTCGCCTCAGTACCGATTAATCCGTCATATGGACAAGGAGTACCAGCATGCATCATTGCATCAAACACTCTCTTATCCTGACACATAACAGAGACCGCTGCAACTTTCATTCCCATATCATATAATGTTTTAGCGTTTTTCAACTTTTCACAATTCATATCACGAACCGTCTTACCTGCTGACAAACCTAGGATCTGTGTCTGGACTGCCCCAGCGACACCGACTGTACATAGATCCGAATTGGAAGTATTGATAGTCGGTGATATAGCTGACGGTGGCGGTGATTTCACCGTTGTCTTCGAGTCAATCCTACTCGTATTGTCAGTTATAATAGGTTCTACTTCTTCCGTTACTGTTTGTGCATTAACATTAAACACAACGAGAAAAACCCCGCAAAATAGCAGGGCGTTCCTCATAATATTATTTACAGTCACTTCATACACCCTCATTACTCATTGTAATAAGGGTATTTATACATCAAAGGTCGTGATCGTGAACGTATAATTGAATTAGAGCATAGTGTAAAACTTTTTGAAGATCTTTACGAGCGTCTTCAGAGCTGCCTTTCTTTCCATATCGTTGAGCATACTTCAGAACATTACCCAAAGCAAAACCCATACCATGACCACCATCAATAATAAACTCAGTTGCTTGAAACTTGTTTTGACTATAATGCTGGTCATAGGTTGCATCGATATAGTCCATCAATTCCTGAACTAACTCAGGTTCATTATATTTGTATTCAATCATTGTCTTGCAGTCTTAGTTGATGGTCTATTTACATTATGAATATTACTTACTGCCTTAACAGTTTCCATAGATGTTGCCCTAATAGGATTAATATCAATCCCACCACGTCTAGTATATAAACAACCAACAAATAACTCAATAGGTGACAATAGATCGTATAATCGTTTATAGATACATTCACATATTTCCTCATGAAAATGATTCTCTCTTCTCATAGAAACAATATATTGTAGTAATGACTCTAAACTTACCGTCATTGGACCTTTGATATAAATGAATACATCACCCCAGTCAGGTTGATTAGTTACCCTACAATTGGAACGTAATGAATAAGATCTATAATAACCTTTCAACGGACAATCACCCATAGGTATAATTTTTAATATATCTTCAGATTCATTATAACGATCAAATTTTATATTTTCTACATCAACTAATTTTTCTATA